CCGAGAACTAACCGGAACTATCAGGTTCCGAGGATTAAATACTACTATCATGAGGAGAAGAACTTATTTAGGGTCCTTCTCGTTCTTAATAGGGACGAGAAATCTCTGATAAAATTTTAACTCCGAATTGATAATAGGAATCATGATCCTAACAGACTTCATGGCCTGGAGAATTACCTTGTCTCTATGACGAGTGTAGAAACCAGAGTCTTGAAGTGGGATATCAACCGTGTCAAAGAGATCCCGGAAGTCCTTTGGATCAAAATTTCCAAGGGCACTTGCAGGACAAAATAAATCATCGTCATCTATTTTAGATAACTTGATATATTTCTCCTCGGCACGACCGTATATCTGAAGGAACGGGACCGCTTCGATTAAATCGAAACAGTCTGCTCCTCCGTCTCTTAAGGAAGTAATAGCCATTACCATTTGGGTAGCTAGGTCTCCTAGCGATCCACCGGTTTTGGGGTTAATGATTCTCTCTCGTGATTCTTCAAACAGTTTTCGCAAAGTCTGCATTGCAACGTCTTTCTCAAAAAGAGAAAACATTGGTAATGGAAGATCAAGCGATAACCGGCGAGAATCGGCTACGTACTGCACTAGTGCGGTACCTAGATCCGATACGCCTTGTAAGAAGAGTACGAAGGAGACCATTAAACCTGCACGTGGCTTAAAGTTTCTAAACCTAGGTCTAGACCACTTTAAAACAGTGCAATAATACTCCTCAACGACGTCAAGAACATCGGATTTCCAATCTTTACTGACCACTTCACTTAAGATAATACCCAAGGAAGTAATTCCTTCGGTTTGTCTTTCGTAAAGGGCTGAAAGAGGGAAAGGGGAAACGTTTTCTCCATGGAGACGGATTTGCTTAGCAAACTCGAAACCATATTCTGAGACGTGAGTCTTAGATGGAGAGAAATCTATCCCCCACTCATCAAGAATCTCCAAATATGCTTTTGCAACTCGGTCATTACCTATAACTAGGTCATCACCGAGAAGCATATAAGGACACTTTCTCCATTTCCTACCTGCTCGATGGCAGGCTAGGAATACGAGGAAATGATGAGCTAAAGAAGTAGATGCCCAAGAGGAGTAACCTCCCATTGGGTTTCCAGTCATATAGTATATATCCCTTCCCGCATAGCGGAAAGGTGTATATACCATTAACTGCATCCACCCTTTAGCGAATGATTCTCCAAACCAAATACTTAAGATTTTATAATTCACTGATATAGGGAACCTATCAGTAAAGGCCGTAAGGTCTATACTATGGTAGGAACTACCTAAGTCAGGGACTATAGTCTTAAAGTGTTTAGTTTGATTGAGAGTGCAATCCTGGTCAATTAAGGATAATCGGCGCATAAGAAAATTATGCAGAGGCAGCAAAGCTGCTTGTGAATAATAATCGAAGACGGCGACCTCCCGAGTTTTACCTTCCTTATCTGGAAGA